CTATTTGACCACATTCATTTTATTTTTGTTCATATTCAGTCGTTCGGAGAGAAGAGCAACACCTTGAACCTGCATTTCCGGTTTAACATGGGAATAAAGATCAAGAGTGATTTTTACGCTTGCATGACCCAAACGTTCACTTACAATTTTAGGATTTACTCCAAGTTCAAGAAGCTGGGTAGCGTGCGTGTGTCGCATATCATGTATTCTAATCTTGGGCACGCCTGCAGCTTTAATTATACGATTAAAAAATTTATTGATGTTTGTTGGCCGCATCGGGCGACCATCGTCATAACAAAAAAGTAAGTCATTGTCATTGTATTTTTTTCCATAAAGCAATTTTAATGCACCTTGTTTACTTATTTGATCCTTTAAATATTTTTCAATCGTTTCGTCAAATAGGATTGTACGCTTTGAGTACGAGGTCTTTGGCGAACAAACAAACGCTCCGCCTTGCATTTCGTAAACACTTTGATTAACATGAATTTGTTTGGATTTAAAATCAATATCTCTTTTTCTCAAACCAAGAACTTCGCCTTTGCGCATCCCTGTATTTAGTGCAACACCAATAAAATTTGAGTACATAGAAGTATGATGACGATTAATATATTTCAAAAGCTTTTCTTACTCCTCAAATGTCCAGGTCTTCATGTGCTTATCTTCTTTCAGATTTTTAATTAATGAAAATGGATTAAAGAAGATGATCCGTTCCGTTACAGCTTTTTTAATCATAGATCGAACTATATTCAGCGCTTTATTAATGGATACATTATTTAAATCCGTCTCTTCGATTAGATAGTCTAGAAACTCCTCAGCATGCCTAGCATTCAGTTTTTCTAGTGTTATGCTGCCAAGAAAAGGAACAATATAATTATTTATTTTTCCTCTATATTGAATAAAAGTGGTTTCGGCAATACGTCCTTTTTTCGATTTCAAGTATTTTTTAGCGTAATCTTCAATCTTGATATTCCCCGCCTGAACATTGATACCCTGATTAGCTTTATCGAGCAAATCCGCTACTTTGCGCTCGGCTTCTTTTTTCGTTTCAAATCCTCTTCGACTGAGTTGTCGGCGTTTACCAGTCATTGGATCATTGGGAAGGTTAATCGTAAATCCCCAAGTATATCCTTTTGAATTTTTGGCAGGTATTTTTCTAAAGTACGCCACGACTAAAACCTCCTGTAAGAAAAAAGATTATGACAAGCATATTAATCAGCGAACACTAATAAAAGAGCATAAATATGCTGGAATATGGTTATCAGATAATTAATTTAGGTATATCATCAAATAAATAGCAACTGTTTGACTGGATTTGGATGACGTCGGCAACAAGTATGATAAAGTGGTCGATTTCTTCAATTACTGAACCAATACGCTGTTTAACCATTAATAAGTCAATGCCAATCTCCTCGTATCTTCTTCCAGTGGTGAGTTCGGCAAGGGAAATACTACACCCGATTGAGTCATCAATATATTCTCCAATAAATATTGAGTCGTAGTTCAGCGCATCGATGTATAGCTTGTTTTCAACTTGTGTCGCCTCGCGTAATGGCACTTTTAGCCAAATAGGCCGCTTTACATCATCAGAACCAATATCATAAATCAATGTGTTCATACAAGTTTTGCTCCTGTTTGTTTTGAAAGCTGCTTCATAATCCTTTTTGTTTCGTCTGAGCAGTTTTGAAGAGCGAAGGGTTTGAATACTGGAACGTACCGTTCTCGCTGACGGCGCTGCTCCCAGTAGGTTTTCTGACGGATATCTTCGATCCGTTTATGCGCTAGCGCCTTTGTGACGTTAAATTCCTCCATGATGCTGTTCATAGTGTATGGCTTGCTAAAATCGATCATATGGAAGGGGATAGCGGCATACATCGCAAATAAATTGGCGTCCCACTCTTGGTATTCCCGAAGAGATTGGGGCATGTTGGTTTGATCGCCATAATGGCGTAGCACATGACCGAGTTCGTGCAAAAACTGTTCATGTTGTTCAGGAAGCTGTAGCCGCTCATCGGTTACGATAAAAGAACCTAGCTCATTAGTTTTGGATCCGGCAATACCAAAATGATTAGTGTACTCAATATCGAAAGCTTTGCAAATTTTACTCGAGCATATATCACTAGGATAGAGGATACCGGCTTTTATAAGGGTGTCAGATACCCATTTTTCCACAAGTGGAGGAGTGTATGGTTTGTTCAAATTAATCACCTCAATATTTCAAGAACATATGTTCGATTATAGAGCAAAAAGAAAAGCCCGTAAAGGGCAATTTATGTTTATGTGTTATCTCTTCGATCTTCGATACCCGGCATTGATCGCATCTTGCTCAGTATTAAACCACACGATATTGTCCTGCGTTCGGTCGTAATACGCACCTCCAGGAACGTGATAAATCTTTGTATTTGCATTACCTTTTATTTTTCCTCTGTACTGCGTGCTCTGCTCCTGGTCATCAGCCGGATTGTTTTCAAAGGGCTTGGTTGAACTGGTGGAATTGGAAGCAGCGGGTTTATTAGCGTTGTTATTATTTGATGGCGCGCTCTTTTTTGGAGTTACCGCAACTGATTTTTGAGAACTGCTGTTACTTGAATTGTTGTTTGATGATGTTGTTGTATCTTTTTTCTTCACTGCAGCCTTTGGCGTATTGAAGCCTGAATCTGTCACATATCCATTAATTGACCAAATGCCTAGTTTATTATTTTTAGCATAGTTTTGAGCTGCATTCAGTTTGTCCAAGTGCTGTGTGTTTGGTGGATAGATGTAAGCAACGCGGGCAAGTCCTTTGCGTACAATCTTTTCATTGTAAAGTTGACCATTCGGAAGGTAGATGAAGGCGAGCAGGCGTCCATATTTGTCACGTTCGTATCCTTTCTTACCGATCTCCAACTTAATCTTGGTTCCGACCGGCATTTGACCGACAGCGAATGCAGACGCCTTAATCCCAAAAGGCTGCACCGGTGTACCTGGTTTATGTGTTTCCGGTGTATCGATCAGCAACATGCGGATCGTTTCGTCTTTGCCTTTAAAGTTAACGTGGAGCGTATCGCCGTCAACTTCTTTTGTTACGGTTGCGGTGACAAGTTCTTTAACTGCATCTGCTGCAGTCTTTGGTTTTGATGCTTGAGACGACGAGCTATCAACTGATGTCGTTTGGGAAGAATAAGAAGAACTATCCGATAAACTATCAGCGCTCGATGATGAATTGGATGATGCAGAGCTTGAATCTTTAGCAACTGATTCAGTTTTTACTGTGCTCGAACTATCGCTGTTGTCGGTAGCGCTAGTGGAACTGCAAGCTACAAGCGATATTGAGATTAAAATGGACAGTAGTAGTGCGGTAATTCTTTTCATGATTTCCTCCATAATTTCGTCTTATTTATGTAAATGCCTTGCGGCAAAATACCTAAGTAGGGGAAGCGGAACGATGTGTAGATCAAAGGGGTATTCCTTTCTCTGTGTGGTTGAAAAACGTTATTTTAATAGTTTGCTCATGTAGTAGTTATCAGTAATATTAGGATATTGGGTGTAGTCAAATGAATCCCATTGGATCTTCTTAGCGACGCTTTTTGTCAGCCCAACCTTGGCCAACGTTCCGACTGATTTTTTACCGTATTTATCCACTACATCAGCATCCCAAAAGACTACGACTTCATTGACTTTCTTGATTTTGAATTCTTTGCTCATAATTAAGGATGTTTGGTAAAGTGCTACTCGTTTGGTAGCTTCGTTTGATTTGATATGAATGAGGACGATTTTTCCACCATCATTTTTTCCAGTATCGTCATTAATATCGACTTCTTCAACTTTGCCTATTTGAGGCTTAGCTGAAGATTTTATTTTTGTTTTTAATGTTTCCTGATTAGCGGAAGATTGAGCGGATGCTAGAGCTTCTTCATCATCTTTCGTTAAATAAATACTATCTGATGCTTTCGAATTAGAGTTATCACTAGACGGCTTATCATCTTCATTGAAGAAAAGCGATGTAACGACACACACAGCAAAAATAACTATACTTGCCGCAAATAATTTCACACCCTTTTTTCTCATTTTCTTAGGAATCATCAAAACGGCTCCCACAAAAAAAGATACGATTGATAAGGCGGTAATAATTGAAATGGAAGCAATCATCGATATCCCCCTATGAATATTTATATAGATTAAGCGTTTAAAACTTCTTACGTAATCGTTCAAAGCCTTCTTTGCCGATTTTGTCGTTCGGCGCAAATATTAACTGGACCTTAGTTTTATAAACACTGACTATGTTCTCTCGCGAACCTTCGCCATTAGTTAGCTTCAGTAAGATATATCGGATCGTTTCACCTTTCTCTTTTTCTTTAATAAGTTTCATGACTTTAATGTCAGAATAATGTTCACTAAAAACGCCATCATCTTTCATAGAAGACATCATAGCTATAAGGCTATTATCTTTTGACATTAAATCATTCATTGCTCGATATTGGTTCGATTCTTTACCACTGTACATTGCTTTTGTGAAGTCGTAAGCGACTTGTTCTGCTGTTGAAAATTGATCTTTTGGAATGCCGTTTACACTCTGACCACAAGACGAAAGAATTAAAGTGGAAATAACTGTCAATAGAATAAGTGCTTTTATCTTCATAAAATCCCCCCCTATGAATATCTATCTATTAAATATGTACTACCTCAATAATAATAAAAATCCCACACCTAAACGGGCGCTCTTTGAGCGTCTTTTTTCATGGTGTGGGTTTCAATCGCTGTCTTTATTTTGTCTTTTTTGTTTTCTACGCTGAAGCATTTTGTACACTTGTTCAAGGTCTTCTAAGTCTTCCTCGGTAGCATCATCTAAGTCGAAGAAGAAGCGGCTTTCCGACCGTTTTTCGGGATTTTTTATGTCCGATAAGCCTAATAAATAATCCGATGTCACCTCGTAATACTCGGCAAATTTTGCTATTAAATCAGGATCTGGATTTGCTTTCCCCGTCTCGTATCGAGAAAGTTGAAAATTCGTTATACCGAATCGCGAAGCAGCCTCTTTTTGGCTTAGTCTTTTTGATTCTCTCAACTCTTTTAATCGATCACCAAGGGCTTTTTTCAATAAAATTACCCCCATAAAAAATCATCCCCTTAATTTTATCATCTTTGCGTTTAATGCAAAAATAAATAGCGAAAAACGCTAATTTAGTATTGACGTAGCGAATAATGCAATATATAATATGAATATGGAGTTGCAAAAAACGCTACGGAGGTGATAAGGAATGGCAGTTCTAAACCTTGAGAAAATAAAGGATTTGAGAAAAGAAAAAAAGTTATCTCAAGAAGAACTTGCTGAACTGTTAAGGTTTAAAAGCGTTTATTCCTATAACAGAAAAGAACTTGGACACGTTAAGTTTTCGGCAGATGAGTTACATGCACTAGCGATTTTTTTCAAAGTTCCATCAGAATATTTTTTTGATCAGGATGTAGCGAAAAACGCTACGAAAGATAAAGAAAAGGAAGTGATCTAATGAACCAGCTTATCCCTACTCATCAAACAGAAAATGGTGAATTGAAAGTTCATGGTCATGAACTTTACGAATTTCTTCTAATCAAAGAAAGATATTCAAAATGGTTCGAGCGAATGACCGGATATGGCTTCACAGAAGGGGTTGATTATAGCCCGTACCAAATGGTACACCCCCAAAATCTTCAAGTGATCGAGGATCACAAAATGACAATCAACATGGCTAAAGAAATTTCAATGCTTCAGAGAACGCAACGCGGCAAAGAAGCGCGACAGTATTTTTTAAAACTTGAGATGCTTTGGAACAGTCCTGAAATGATCATGAAGCGTGCGCTTGAATTCGCAAATGCCAAAATAAATGAACTTAATAATACGATTGACATCCAGAAGCCAAAAGTCCTGTTTGCCGATTCCGTAGCCGACAGTAACGGGTGCATCTTGATTGGCGATCTTGCAAAGATGTTGAAGCAGAATGGAATCGACATTGGTGCTACTCGATTGTTTCGCTGGATGCGTGAAAATGGCTATCTGATCAAGCGTAAAGGAACAGATTACAACATGCCAACGCAAAAGAGTATGGAAATGGGTCTTTTTAGGATTAAAGAAACAGCGATCACGCACAGTAATGGATTTGTAACGCTATCTAAAACGCCAAAAGTTACTGGCAAAGGACAACCATATTTCATAAATAAATTTTTGAAAAACGGTGTTCCGGCATGAACAATCTACCCAATGCCTGATTACAAAGCAAAAAGGAGGCGGATCAAAAATGACTGAAGCCGAAAAAGAACTGATTGAAAACCTTGCTGAAGAAGCAAACCAAATCATCGCGAGTAACGGCTTTAGTGAGGACGTTAAAGAAATCGTCCAAGCCATCGCCACGCTCAAGCACAACTGAAAGGAGGCGACACAAGTGTTCAAAGCTGAATTTGACGACGATTTTATTAATTTGTTGGCTGACAAGATCGCTGATCGTGCCTATGAGAAACTCACCGATCGATTGAGCGTTTACAGTGACTGGCCGCCGATACTATCAAAGGCTGATTTGGAATCCTATTGCGGTATCAAGAACAACAAAGCATCTGAGCTGTTAAATGATCCGCGGCACTTCCCAGTTACACGTGAGCTTGGTCGTCCGAAAGTTGCGAAGCATCTCCTTATCTTATGGATTGAGCAGAACACCGAATGGGTGAAACTGAATGCGCCAGTGCTTTATCGGCGATTGGATGAATACCGAAAGACGGCGGTATGAAAGTAACAACTTATGATTCTATCTTAACTGGAAAATAATAGTAGATTTGGAGGCGAACATATGACGAACAAAGCGTATCCACGCTACATTTTGAAAAATATAATGCATGACGATCGCATTGAGGCAGGAATAAGTCAAGAAGCAATTGGCAAATGTCTAGGCAAAACTCAACGTCAAATCAGCGATTTTGAAAATGGCTACATCAATGCAACACCAGAGTTTATGATTCGCTGGTTCACGGTTTTAAAAGCCTACGAACATATTGACCTTGTCCAGTACATTTACAGTCTACATCCACTGGCTGCGGTGCCGATTACGCCGGAATTAAACGACAACGCAGCCGAGGCGCTGATCAACTTGCAGGAGCAAATCGACGAAGCAGAGGACAAGCTCGGAACGATTCGACATTGGATCAGCAACCTACGTCCAACTCGGATTTCGGTACTGAAAACAGATGATTGGCAGCAAGTTTATGACGTTTATCGAGCATTGCAAACATTCCTTTACGCAGGAATGAGAGAATTTGACTTAGATGTTGACGACCTGACAAGCCGTTGGTCAACAAAGGCATTAACTCAGGGCGTGGCAATGACCTATAAGCCGAAAAAGGCGGCGATGATGTAATGAACCTCTTCACGGACGAACTGAAAGAACATTTTTCAGATAAGGATTTACCGGCGGTTAAAGAACGTATCGAATGCATTGAGCGCATGTTTCATGCATGGCAATTAAGAATCGCTCTTGGCGAATTGGAGGACGCCGACACAAATATTGATGAAATTTGCAACTGCATGGACGAGCTGATCGCACTGGTCAATAAGCCGGAACAACCGTTTTTACCGACTTTGGAGCATCTAAAGATCGTCAGAATCGTGGTGAAAAAGAAATGAACGAGGTTTTGGAACGCATCACAGAACTGGAAGACCTGCACGCGAAAGCACAACGCAAAGGTATGGCCGTTGCTGAATGTTTCTTCTATCGGCAGCTGATCGAATTCAAGGCAATCGCGAAACGAGGTGAATTGAAATGACAATCAAGCAATGCAAGCGTTTAATTGGTAAACAAATTCATAACTTCGTCATCATCGGCGTTAGCGAAAAGATGGGACACGCCATTGTCCATTGCAAGCTAACGGATACCGGTCGCACCGGATCACTAACAGGCGGCGAACTGAAAAAGTTGATTTGCGGTATCTGAATGCAAACCAAAAACAAATAGAGGTGAACTGAATGCCTGAAAAAGATTCTGCTTATTACAACCAAGCATTTTTCGGCTATGTGATGCTTGCTGCAGATCGTCTCGGATACGCGGAAGAACAGGAAACGAAGTTACTTGCTGCTCTATTGCGTGTGATGGATGATAACTCGTTTGAGCAAGCAAGGGACATCTATTTGAACCACTGAGAGGGGGTGATTGCATGAGCATCGAAAACGGAATGGTTCTTGGAAGTCCTTTGTATGGGCCATCATCTAAACAGCATAAACCGATTGGCCGTTGTGAAGGCTGCGGCGAAGCAATATATGATGATGAATGCTATTGGGAATTGGCTGACGGAGAGATGATTCACGATGAATACGAGTGCAAGTTTGTGTACATGGCACAGAGAGGAGTGAGAAAAAATGTGTAACTATCCATTCATGCAAGACTTGGATGCGCAGAAGCTACTAGCCAAGCACGGCGGAAGCATTGGTTTTGATCGTTATGGCCGTCCTTCATTCCAGTTCAAAAGCGGTTCAGATTATCAAGCGTTCATCAAAGATTTTGAGCAGACGAAAAAGAACGCCGGCCAGGGCGCTCTTAATGAAAACTCTATCAAGTTAATCAATAACTCTATTTTATCAGGAGGTGATGCTGATGTCCATGAACGCCATATCGACTGCAAATATGAGCCGAGCTGATTGGCTCATGGAACGCACCAAGGGCATTGGTGGAAGCGACAGTGGCATTGTCCTAGGGCTGAATAAGTATAAGACACCATTTGAACTCTGGCTTGAGAAAACAGGAAGAGTGACGCCGGAAGAAATTGATTCAGAAGCGATCTACTGGGGCAATCAGATGGAAGATGTGGTTGCACGAGAGTTTATGAAGAGGACTGGGAAGAAGGTCCACAATGACAATCATATGCATTTCCATCCGGATTATCCCTTTATCTTTGCGAATGTCGATCGGCTGCTTTACGGGGAATCAGCGGTGCTTGAATGCAAGACCGCATCGGCCTATCTGGCGAAGCTCTGGAAGGATGATGAGATACCAGATACTTATTTAACTCAGGTGCAGCATTACCTTGGTGTTACCGGTCTTGATCACGCGTATATCGCCGTTTTAATCGGTGGAAACAAATTCGTTTACAAAGAAATTAATCGTGATGACGAGCTGATCTGGATGATCTTCAATGCAGAAGTGAAATTTTGGAATGATTATGTGATCGCTGATGTTGCACCTCCGCTTGATGGAACAAGCGCTGCTGAGAAGTATCTGAAAGAGAAGTATGAGCGTGCGGAAGCTGAGAAAGAAGTCGTGCTTGGTTCTGATAGCAAGGCTCTGATCGAAGAGTACCTACAGCGAGAAGAAGAGCTGAAGCCGCTGATGGAACGCCAAAAAGAAATCAAGAATCTACTTAAAGCTCAGATGAAAGATGCAGAGAAAGGCATCGTTGGCGACTATATTACAAAATGGTTTAATATCACGCAGCATCGCGTTGATAGTAAAGCATTGAAAAAGAAGTTCCCTGACGTTTATCAACAAGTGCTCAACGAATCAACGTATAGAAAATTTGATATTAAGGAGAGACCAGTAAATGGCGACAGCAAGTAAGCTCAAAAACCAAATCGCAAATCGGAACAATGCACCTGGAGAGGGAATTCGTCAGTACGATCTAAAACAATTGATGAATTCAGACACGCTGAAAAGACGTTTTAATGAGCTTCTTGATAAAAAGGCACCGCAATTCATGAGTTCAGTTCTGAACCTTTACAATTCGGAAACTCAGCTTCAAAAGGTACAGCCATTGAGCATTGTATCCAGTGCGATGGTGGCAGCATCCCTTGATTTGCCGGTCGATAAAAACCTTGGCTATGCCTGGATCATTCCTTATGGAAACGTAGCTCAGTTTCAAATGGGCTATAAGGGCTATATCCAGTTGGCTCTTCGCACCGGACAGTACAAACATATCAATGTTATTTCAATTCACGAAGGCGAGTTAAAAAGCTGGAATCCTCTCACAGAGGAAATCGAAATAGATTTCACTGAAAAAGAAAGCGACAAGGTGATCGGGTATGCAGCCTACTTTGAATTAATCAATGGCTTCAAAAAGACCGTTTATTGGACTAAAGAGCAGGTTGAAAAACATAAACAACGGTTCAGCAAGTCCGATTTTGGATGGAAGCGTGATTGGGATGCAATGGCTACCAAAACGGTTTTGAAAGCTCTGCTGTCCAAGTGGGGAATCCTATCGATTGATATGCAGGCGGCTACTACAAAAGATGAAACGGTGCGACAACTTGTTGATGGTGATGATGGTCTTGAGGATAAAGAAGTCATTGATATTGATCCTCACGAGCTTTCAGAAGCGCAGCAAACAATTGCTGAAGATTCATCAGCAAAGACCTCCAGTCAGTCAAAAGATAACGGAAAGAAAGATGCCAAGATGACCGAACCGGATCTTCCGTCAGATGAAGAGTTGCCATTTTAATTACGGACGAAAAGAGATGAGCTTAATTGATTAATCGAGTGGTTTTGGTCGGTAGATTGACCAAGGATCCGGAATTGCGATACACGCCCAATGGCGTCGCAGTTACAAGTTTTGCCCTAGCCGTCAATCGTCCTTTTAAAAAACAAGATGGTGAGCAAGAGGCAGACTTTATTCCAGTTGTTGTATGGCGGCGTCAAGCCGAGAACGCTGCCAACTTCTTGAGTAAAGGAAGTCTCGCAGGTATCGATGGACGAATTCAAACAAGAAACTATGAAAATAATGAAGGACGCAGGGTGTACGTGACGGAAGTGATTGCCGATTCAGTGCAGTTTCTCGAGCCGAAAGGGACGCATTCTAGCGGTCAATCAACAAGCGGGAACAATTACAGCAACAGGAGCAGAAGCACCGGTACAGAACAATCTCAGGGCGTTCCAAGCTTTGATGACCCATTTGCAGGAGACAGCAAGGCTATTGATATTAACGAAGACGATCTGCCGTTCTAAAAGATTGAGACATTCAGCAAGGGAGGAGGGATAAAGTGGCCCGTCCTAAAAAAGAAGGATTAGATTATTTTCCACTCGATGTAGACACCGATCAAGACGACAAAATAGCGCTTGTAGAAGCTAAGTACGGAGTAACTGGATTCGCTGTTGTGATCAAACTATTCATGAAAATTTATAAGGAAGGTTACTTCTATAAATGGGGAGAAAAGGAACACTTACTTTTCTCCAGCCGAGTAAATGTTGACATTAATACCGTTTCAGACGTTGTAAATGATTGCATTAAGTGGGGTTTGTTCGATCAAAAAATCTATGAATCTGAAAAAATATTGACCTCTGAGGGCATACAGAAGCGCTATTTAGACGCGGTGACCAGACGAAAAGAAGTTACTTTGGAAGGAAAGTACCTGCTTATTAATCCATTAGAGTATATCGGAAATAGCAAAATTAAGGTCTATATCATTAATGTGGACGGAAAACGAGTAAATGTAAACATTAATGATAGTAACGGTAAGCATCAAGTAGACAGTAATCCCCAAAGTAAAGTAAAGGAAAGTAAAGTAAAGGAAAGTAAAGAAGAGAATTTAAAAAACAACGATGAGGAAATCGCACAGCGTCAAAAATCAATTGTTGACAAATTGATCGCAAATAATCTTCTCACACCTGGTGGGATAAACGAGACGTTACGAGATGATATTGCAGATATATTCAACAAGTTTGGGTTTGAGAACCCGGAAGATGTAATTGATTTTGGAATCAAGACCGCAGCTCGTGGAAATGGTCGTACTTGGCGCTTTGTATACAAACGGATTTGGTATTGGCGACAGCAAGGTGTTCATACGGTTAAAGATGCTGAACGGTTAGAAGATGCAGAGTTTGAGCACAAGCAAGTGTCACCTAGCAAAAAATTCAATAAAAAGTCTCAACGGCAAGAAGTTGTTCCGGAATGGATGCACAAGCAAAAACAGGACAAGCCACCAGAGGATCCGGAAGAGGTCAAGCGGCGCGCTGAGTATCTGGACGAATACCTGAAATCGATTTGAGAGGAGCAGCTGAATGACAACGCTAGCAATCTTAATCGTCGCTCCAATTGCTCTACTCAGCCTAGCGACGTATGCCGCGTATTGTAAGGGCTGCGAACTAGAGGATCAGCTACAGAAAGAAGGCACAAAAGATGAAAAATCCTAAGTTTCGGATATGGCTTCCAAAATCCAAAATCTTAACTGATGATCCTGGCTCATTCTACGTAACAGCAGATGGCGACGTTCTGGATATTAATAACGATTTACCATTCGATGAAGAACCTGTCTTAATGCAGTATACCGGGCTTTGTGACAGGACTGGTCGAGAAATATGGGAAGGGGACATTCTTGGCAATACACTCGGTGGCGTGATTGGCAGAGTATTTCACAGCACCATGTATGCTCAATATGTCGTTGCGGGGTTAGGATTTTCTGAACCGTTATCTGAATATAGAATATCTGAAATTGAAGTACTTGGGAACAAATATGAAAACCCATCACTTCTTGAAAGGTTAGGTGCTGATTGATGGGTGAAATTGCAGAAATGATGCTGAATGGATTCTATTGTGAACAATGCGGTTGTCTGATCGACGGTGAAGAAACAGGTTATCCGCGGCTGTGTGAGGATTGTGCGGAAGAGGAACGACCACATAAACGCAAACGGAACCGGAAGAAGGCAAAGAGAAAATGAGGGAAATGATCACTTTGCCACTAGACGATGTGGAAGATATGCGTAATGAAATATTCTGCTTGAACATTAAAAATGATCGTCTGACAGATGAACTGAACGGATATAAACATCTGATCGATAAACTGAATTTGATTGCGCCAGATAAAGTAAGCGAAGCGATAGACATGCAGGAAGGGAGCAAGAGCGATGAGTGAAGAAACATATGTACTGAAAAATTGGAAGTCTGAAAAGGTACTAGAAAAATTGAATAGCATTTCAGGTTATGCAGGTTTCAAATGTGCTATCGAAGAAATCCACCAAGTTAATGGAAAAGAAGACGTGATTGACATGGCTAACGCTTGCTGGAGTCACAAGAGGATTGTCAATCCGATGTCTCCGAAAGAGGAATTAAGGCTCTTACGTGATGCATATGCAGGACCTGTCGATATTACCAATTTGGGTGCAGCCAAAGGCGAAGAATTAATTGATAGTGTCGTTGAGATCATCGCCAGAGAGCATCCTGACGTGAAGGATTGGCTCAAGGACGGCGATCACAATGCTTAAACCCTTCACAATCAACGGACACCATATAGACGGCGAGTTACTCAAGCGAATGGAACAAAACGGACTGAATAAGAACAACGTGTTCAATCGGATCTGTGTGCAGAAATGGACGATTGAGGAGGCGGTAAGTACCAAGAAAGGCGAGAAACGGCCACCACGTCCGTTTCAGCCGAGACCAGTACTTGCAAGTGGACCGGTTAAGCATTACTTTCTGACAAAAGAGCAGCTGGCTGAGGTACATCAGAAATATGGTGGTCCTGGACAGCATTGCAAGGACTACGGCAGCGACAAGCAGCCAATTGCACTGAGAGGGGCGTGGCACGGGTGAGCGATCGATTGGAAGAAATCAAAGAACAATGGAAAGACGAAGGATATGATTTTGACCACATGCAAGAAATGGGCGAAGATCTCACTTGGCTTATATCCGAAGTTGAGCGGATGAGAGCAATAAATGAAGTGGTTTGTGAAGAACTGAGTGGCTATCAGAGCCTATTCGATACGCTCAACTTGATTGATCCCCGGGCTGTCGAAAAGGCAATTGACGTACAAGAGGACGGTGAAAAACAATGACCACACACGCGAACTTAGGCATGCAGCTGGAACACGAAATTGAATCTAGCAATCTAGTCTATCAGCACAAGGGGATTGCTGTTGTCCAAAAGATTCCAACGCCGTTTAAACCGATTAGAGATCGCAAGGGTAACTTTACCAAACTGATTCCTGCTAAGAAGAGCACGGTGGACTTTATCGGCTGTCTAAACGGTCGAGGCATCGCCTTTGACGCGAAGGAGACAATCGAGCGAACAAGCTTTCCACTGCGGAATGTGCACGATCATCAGACGCGGTATCTGAAACGCTATAAGGATTGCGGCGGCTATGCGTTCCTGCTCGTGCGGTTTGTTAAGCACAACGAGACTTATATCCTGCCGATCAAGGAATTCGTGAAATGGCATGACGCGGTGCCGAATGGCGGGCGGAAGTCGATACCGTACAGTTGGTTTTGTGAAAACTGTGTCACGGTATGGAGTCGGAACGGGATTGCGCTCGACTATCTGCATCCGTTTCTCACAAAGAAGGTAGCGACATGAGTCGCCGCCGGTGGATATTGCTCAAGCGTTATGAAAATAGATGGCCAGTATGGAGATATGAACCTCTTCAGCGTTACGACCTGAAGGCGAGGATTAGGGATGGATGGAAAGAAGTGAGGGAAAAATGAACAACCCCGAAACATTTAAATGCCCATGTGCTATCTGCCATAAACGGCCGGCTACTCGGTATTGCGATTATGTGATTGACTGTTGGCATCCACAAATATTCCTGCGGGACCGTATGAGATGCGTTAAGGAAAATGAACCGAGTTATGAGACTTGTGATGTGCCGATGTGCGAGGAATGCGCCAAAAATATTGATCGTGAAATTGACTTCTGTCCGTATCATTTTGAACTTTACCAGAAGGCAAAAGAGATACCGGAAAAATGGAAAAAAGAACAAGCAAGAGTGAAGAGACAGATCAATACAGAGTTACTGAATGGAAGTGATTGAAAGGAGATTAGCAGATTGCCAGTTAAACAGCTTGATATATTCAGAGAAATTATAGTCGATAACTTCGCCGGCGGAGGCGGGGCGAGTACTGGCATTGAGTTGGCAACGGGATTGAACGTAGATATTGCAATTAACCATGATCCAGATGCAATCGCGATGCACAAGGCAAACCATCCCGAAACCAAGCACTATTGTGAGAGCGTGTGGGATGTTGATCCCAAGAAAGCTTGCGAGGGCCGCCCAGTTGGATTGTGCTGGCTGTCTCCGGACTGCAAGCACTTCTCCAAGGCAAAAGGTGGCAAGCCGGTAAGTAAGAACATTCGTGGCTTAGCATGGATCGCAATAAAATGGGCAATATCGGTAAAACCACGTGTAATCATGCTTGAGAATGTCGAGGAATTTAAGACATGGGGGCCGTTGATGCTCAACTCGAAAAATCAATGGGTTCCTGATCCAAACAAAAAGGGCATGACATTTAAGTCATTTGTGAAGTCGCTGAGATCGCTTGGTTATCGGGTGGATTGGCGAGAGTTGAGAGCATGTGATTATGGGGCACCTACAAGTAGGAAACGTTTTTTCCTAGTCGCTAGACGTGACGGAAAACCGATAACATGGCCAGAATCTACGCATGCAGATCCGCGAGAATTAACTGTTCAGGTAGGATTGAAAAAGCCGTGGAGAACAGCGGCAGAGGTCATAGATTGGTCGGTACCGTGCAAAAGTATTTTTAAGCGCAGAAAGCCATTGGTTGAGAATACGATGATTCGGATCGCAAAAGGGATTGAGAAATTTATTGCTAATAATTCAAACCCTTATATCGTGAAAGATGATCGAGTGATGGCATCGTTTATCAGCCAATATCACAGTTACGATGTGGACACGTCAAACCGATATGCGTTAACCTGTGCGTTCCTCACAAAGTTTTATAAAACGGGAATTGGTTCGGATGTTCGGCAGCCAATGCCAACCATAACAGCGAGAGCACAGCATATCGGAGCGGTTCAAGCCTTCTTGATCAAATATTACGGGCAAGGTATTGGACAGCCGGCAAATACACCGCTTGGAACGGTCACAAGTCATGACCGGTTCGGCTTGGTGAAGGTTTACGGTCAGCCATACCGGATCGTAGACATCGGCATGCGGATGCTGCAGCCGAGAGAGCTGTTCGACGCGCAGGGTTTTCCACACAATTACATTATCGATCACGACTTTGAGGGCAAAACGTATCCGAAAAGCAAACAGGTTGCGCGTTGTGGAAATGCGGTTCCACCACAATTCGTGGAAGCGTTGGTTCGTGCGAACATGCCGGAATTGTGCGTGAAGAAATACAAGTGGGCTGTGGCAGAGTAGACAGCTAAAGCGAAGGAAGGTAAGAGGATGAAACCAATATTGGATGCGTGCTGTGGAAGCCGAATGTTTTGGTTTGATAAGCACAATCCTAAAGCAGTTTACATGGACAATCGGAAATTAAAAGACAATTTATGTGACGGTCGAACATTGGAAGTTAATCCTGATGTGGTTGCCGATTTCCGAGACATGCCATTCGGCGATGAATCTTTCTATCTAGTAGTTTTTGATCCACCGCATTTAATCCATGCCGGAAACGGTGTACTCGAAGATACATGGAAAGAAGACATAAAAAAAGGTTTTGATGAATGCATGAGGGTGCTGAAACCGAACGGAACACTGATTTTTAAGTGGAATGAGGAACAGATCAGGCTGCCTGAAATCATAAAGGCGATTGGTGAAAAGCCGCTGTTTGGAAATAGACGAAGTAAGACACATTGGATGGTTTTTATGAAAAACTGATTCGCAGTACGACCCTAAAGTGCAATAAAAAAAGCCGGGTCGCCCCGACAATCCGATGCCTATATCTTACCATAAGGGGCGATACCCAATGAACATTAACAAAGAATTTATCCAGGTTGATCCAGCCACGATGAAATCAGAAATAGATGCAAAAGAAAATGCTGTATATCTTGTAAGTAATGGACAAGCAGTTAAGTATCCTATGCCAGAATTTGGTACAATAGAGGTATCATTTAACAAATATAAACCAGCAAGACCACAGTATAAGATCATAGCTGAATAACCGCCTGGCCGGGGAGAACGGAGGGCACTGATTGAGCGTTTACGCGCTTGAATTGGTGTCCTCTTTTATTTGTTTTTGTTATTGACTCGGACAATAAAAAAAGGAGTGGTCAAGATGGAATTGAAAGAAACAGCGGATAAATTTTTATCGGCACTTGGTTGTGATACCTTCTCAGAGCTTCCAGATCGGATTATGAAGGCGGTTATGGACGGAGAGATAAAAGCATACGAAGAATATTTGAAACTCTGCCCTGATCTAACTGTGGACTGGATGCAGCGAATCTATCAGTTTTATCTGGCAGACCGTGAGGAAAAGAAGCAGGACTTTACGCCGGTAAGTCTTGCGAAGTTGGTTGCAAAGCTGACAGAGCATAAAGAGGAAAAAGTTGTTTATGACTGCTGCACCGGATCCGGGGCTTTGACGATCCAGAAATGGAATACCAACCATAATCTGAAATTCGTGTGTGAAGAACTTGATGAAAATGTCGTTCCGCTTCTTCTGTTTAATCTAGCTGTGAGGAATATTGATGCGACGGTTATTAATGGTGATGTGCTTGCCGAGTCACATGATAAGACATATCGGGTTATTCCGGGTAAAGACCACGCTCAGGTGAAAGTGGTTGATTACAAAAATTTCAAGGCGGACAGTGCGATCGCAAACCCACCGTACAATATCAAATGGGAGTGGCCAATCATTGGCGAATTTGACCCGCGGTTTACTGAAAGCGGGCTTCCACCAAAAAGTAATGCCAATTATGCCTTTATACTCCATATTCTCAGCAAGTTGAAATCAAATGGACGGATGGCCGTCATCCTTCCAAATGGATGCTTGACGTCGGATCCGGAGCAGAATGTCCGGGAATATCTGGTCTCAAATGGAAAAATGGAATCGGTCATCATGCTCCCTGATAAGATGTTTGAATCAACAAGCATTCCCACATGCATCTTGTCTTTGACCCCGAAAGACAATGAAAACATATCCATGATTGACGCTAGAGAAAGCGCCGAAAAGTTTATTAGAGAGCAGCGCGGCGGATCGACCGATGCGGATGTGACACACAGAGCGAGAATTTACAAGAAAGAGATCAATGTCCTGAAAGACGATTCCATTAACAAGATTACCGCAACAGTTCATAAAAAGAGTGATGAAGCGGATTTTTCAAAAACAATTGATGTTGACGATGCAATGATGAATTCCTTTGTCCTAACTCCGAGTCGGTATATTGAACATAAAAATGCAGAGGTGGAACATCGTCCATTGTCTGAGATCGCAAACGATATCCATCGCCTGAGTGTCGTTAAAAATGCTGTCAAAGTAACGATAAACGAAACAATCGCTAAAGAACTTGGCTTCGACGATTTAGCAGAAACGATGAAAGAAAACAATGATTTGATTGCAGAAAATAATCGCAACATGAAGAAAATAGGGATCAATCTGGATCTTCAAACTGACCGGTATATCACGATGTCCCGATCGCGTGTATTGAAGATTGAATTGACGGATAAAAATGATGTTCCTTCTGTTTTCCGAATCATCATGTTGCTAATGACACAAAGGTGCATGTTTTTTAATGATGAAGAAAACAAATTGATGCGAGAATTGCGCGATGCTCTTCTCCCTGAATTGATGTCCGGTCGAATCCGCGTGCCGATGGATGGTGAATCCGATGAACAAGAAGCCTAAGCAATCAAAGAAACGAGTGAACCGGAAACCGGACATATCGAAACATGAGCTGCGTGAAATGATGGGGCAGTTTGACCAAACTTTGGAACGCCGTCATGGTGCGCTGCGTAGGAAGGGGCGGTAAGATGCCTAAAACAAAGCTTCTGCCCCTTGAATTGTATAATGACCTCTGCAAAGAAATTGACTGCCTGTATCTGCGAATTAACCAGTTGGAGACCGAACGCGACTATTATTGGCAAATGGGAACGCATCCGACAAAGGCGATGATGCCGCTTGATCGTGCGCTAGATGAAATGTATCGAGTGGATGATGTACTGATTCCCCTGAACCGGATCATGAACGATAAAGAGCAAACTAAGCGAGATATTGAAAAGAAAATGAGCGAATTTAACGGTATTGAATACAAGGTCGCGTATCGACGGTTGCAAGGCTATTCATTGGTTGAGATCGCTGACGAGTTAGGCTACAGCTATGATTGGATCAAACACGTGAATGCCAGAATCAGCAACGGACTGTTCAAAAAAATATCAAGATACTTCCGAAACACAACACCAAGACGACACTTCTAGTTGGATTTTTTATGTTATCCTTATATCGTAAATAAGTGCAGAGAAGGCGTACCTTCGGTACTTAATATATTTAGAGAAAAAGGCATCCGAGAGGGTGCTTCCATTTTCCTCCCTTTTATCCGATAATCAGATAAAGGGAGGATTATCTTGAAAAAAATAACCAAAATTGATTACGTATTTATTGGATTTGTCTTCTTATTATTTATATTATGTGCCGTAGCTATTTTTAAGACATTTGGAATAAGTACCGATGAACTCATATCTGGTTATTTAGGAATAGTCGGCGCAATCATTGGTGGACTTGTTGCTGTTTATGTAGCGTTTATTCAGATAAATCAAATCAGGCAGCAAGATATAGAAAACTCGCGGAATTATTTATCGGTTTACTCCACAGGCAATGATTTGCATGATTTATTCAATGGTAAAATTGATCATTTAAGAAGAGAAACAGGGAAGTTATTGGTTACTGACGACTATGAATACTTAACAGAAGATATTAATACAATCTACCCTAAATTAAAACATATGTCTGACTATAGGATTGGGCAAAAGGAATATGATATTGGGAAGAAAGTCAATACAGTTAGATGTTATTCAATAACTGTATTTGGAAACTCAGACGCAATTATAGATTGCACTATCGAAATATTGATTAGTGATGATGAAAAATTAACAAATACAGATACACTCAAGATTTGGATTGACAACATAGAAAAGAACCAGGAATTAATTATTCCTTTATGTTCGCAGAAATTAAAGATGCTTCGTCCTTATGTAGACAGTATTGATATTACTTATCGCACACTCAAAAATGAAAAAATCCATTACTCTCAATCAGAGAGAAAACAAGAAATTATTTATAAACAATTCAAAGGCAAAAAGAAGACTGACAATAGCTTGATAATGGATATCGATGATACAGCGACGAAGTTTCAATACTTAAGTAAAAAGGAAAAAATAAAGTTTAACAAGACTGGCAAAAAAGATTAGGCGCTCCTTCGGGGGTGTTTTTATTTTGCATAAATGGAGATGGATGAGTTGAAAGAAGAGGAATAATTGAGAAGTAATTAATATGTATTGCATTCGCTATTGTTTTTAACACATCCGTTCAACCCCAAAGGAAAACCCTTTGGATTATTTAATTTTTACTTCTTTGTCGCTGTTTCTTAAATTACAATATAGATTCTAATGAATATCAAATCAATTACAATGAAGCATAATTTCATTGACATTTACCCCCTTGAATGAATTTCCAAGGGATTTTCCTTTATTCAACATTATTATATTCAAATCGTAATTATTTTATTCTTAGGAGTGTGGTGAGTCATGTAATGCCAAGAAAAAGAGATGTGCGCAGAGGCCAAGCTTTTGAGATATGGAAGCAGAGTCAAGGAAAGATCACCAATCGGGAACTTGCTAATCAATTAGATGTTCCTGAAAAGACAATCAGTGCATGGAAAAGCCGCGATAAGTGGAATGCAGTACTGCAAAAGAACGATTGTAGTACTACAAAAAGAAAAGGAACCAAACAGGCGCGTGCCCCAAGTAAAAAAGAAATTGAAGAGCCTATTGCAGAATCGGACGAACTAACCGAGAAGCAAAGGCTTTTTTGTTTGTACTATGTGAAGTCGTTCAATCAGACGATGGCAGCAATCAAAGCCGGCTATGCTCCTGATAGCGCTCATGTCGAGGGCAGCCGTTTGATAAGAAATGCTAAAGTTGCAGCGCATATTCGTAAAATCAAAGGCAAGATGCATCGGGAACTGTTCATTGATGCGATGGACGTTCTGAACAAGTACATTCAGATAGCCTTCGCTGACATCACTGATTACGTTGAGTTTGGCAATAGGGAAATGACCAAAAAGGAGATTGTCGATCATGACGGTGACGGTAATCCGGTGTTTGACGAAAGCACAGAATCATATTCGTTTGTGGATTTAAAGGATTCGAACAGTGTTGATGGGTCGTTAATCAATGAAGTGAAGCAAGGGCGTGACGGAGTATCAATCAAACTTGCCGACAAGATGAAGGCACTCGATATGTTGTCGAAGTACTTTGACCTTCTGTCCAAAACACAACAAGAGAAACTTAAAGCAGAGAAGATTAAAGCCGATACCGCTAAGGCTCAAGCCGAAACCACTAAGCTCAAAGGAGACGATCAAGATGATTACGAGGATGATGGATTCCTAGATGCTCTGAACGGAAAGACGGCTGATGTCTGGAAGGACTACAACGAGGATGATAGCGGTGGTGACTCCGATGATTGAGACGAAGCCACGCGTTAAAAAGTTCACGATGCTTGTCCACAAGAAAAAGCCGGCGCCGTTTAAGTTCAAGCCATTCTCTCCAAAGCAGATGCAGGTTCTAACCTGGTGGCGTGACGATTCACCGGTTAAAGATTCAGACGGAATAATTTGTGATGGTTCTGTCCGTGCAGGTAAGACGGTTGTCATGTCGCTTTCCTTTGTCATGTGGGCAATGGATACCTTCTCAGAAGAGAACTTAGGCATGTCCGGTAAGACAATTGGTTCATTCCGGCGAAACGTTATCACACCGCTTAAACGGATGCTGAGATCACGGCATTATCGGGTTAAGGATCATAGAGCGGACAATATGCTTGAGATTCGATTCCATGGAGTCGTGAATTATTTCTATGTGTTCGGCGGCAAGGACGAAGGTTCTCAAGACCTTATCCAAGGGATTACGCTTGCCGGTATGTTCTTCGACGAAGTTGCGCTGATGCCGCAATCATTCGTTAATCAAGCGACTGCACGTTGTTCTGTGGATGGTTCGAAGCTGTGGTTCAACTGCAACCCTGAAGGGCCTTATCACTGGTTCAAGACTGAATATCTTAATCATCTTAAGGGCAAGAGAATGGTTCATCTTCATTTCACGATGGATGATAACTATTCGCTGTCTGAAGCGGTCAAACAGCGCTATAAGCGCATGTACACCGGAGTGTTCTACAAGCGATTTATTCTCGGCTTGTGGGTGCTTGCTGAAGGTCTCATTTATGATATGTTTGACCGTGAGAAGCACGTTGTTCCGGCTGAGGAGCGGCGCTACACGCAATTCTATGTATCTTGTGACTACGGCATGCAAAACCCAATGACGTTTGGTCTATGGGGATTCTGCAACGGCGTGTGGTACAAGGTGAAAGAATATTACTATAACGGTCGCAAGGAAGTCAGACAGAAAACAAACGCGGAGTATTTGAAAGACTTCAAAGAGTTTGTTGGCGATCGTCGGATCCGAGGCGTGATCATTGATCCATCGGCTACGAGTTTTATAGAAGAATTGAAGCGAGCAGGTTATTATGTAATTAAAGCTAAGAACGACGTGCTGCCAGGCATCGAAAATATGTCGGTGGCACTCAATAACTGCTTGATTCTATACAATGATTGCTGTAAGAATACTTTTACCGAGTTTGCGTCCTATGTTTGGGATGAAAAAGCGGCTGATCGTGGCGAGGACAAGCCTGTGAAGCAATTTGACCATGCACTTGATTCGGACAGATACTTCTGCCAAACGGTTCTATTTGCACCGAAAGCAGGCATAAGCAGTAGATCAGGATGGTGATAGAATGAAAGTCAATTGTGATGGATGCCATAAAGATTTTGAGATCAAGCACAAGACAAGGAAGATTGATAAGTTCATTGTAGGTTATTTCCGCTGCCCGCATTGCAAGCATGAGTATGTGGCTTATGTGATGGACAAGGAAGTTAAGAAGCTCCAGGAGCGGCGGAAGTCTTTACTAATCCGAATTCAGAGAGCGTACAAACAAAAGCCAATAGATCTAAGCAAAGTTCAGCCGCTTGAAGACGAGTATCAGCAGCTGGACGGCAAATACATTGAAAACATTGCTGGCCAACATATCAAGTTACCGGGATTGATCGCGAACCGGATGGACGAACTGAAAAAAGAATATCTCGAAAAGTACGGTGCCAAGTGATGGTGCCGTTTTTGTTTGGAGGGGATTGCTTTGCGAGAAGTTATTTTGAACGCAGATCAGCTCAAGGAAAAGCTAGATTACTGGCAGAAGCGATTACGCCTGCGGGATTGGCTGATTGATTTAAAAATCACAAGACAGCGCGACATGGAGTTCGACGGTCAAGGCGAATGCAATTACAATCTGCTAAAGAAAATGGCGGTCATTCGTATTGTTGATTCAGTCGATTATGATGCATGTGAGGCATTCCCTCAGGACATGGAATGGTGTCTCGTACATGAACTCTTGCATTTACATTTTGCTCCACTTCATGTTGAAAGAGATGATGAAGCTGAAGAACAAGCGGTTGATCTTATATCAAATGCTCTTGTGACTGTGGCGAGAGAAACGAACGCTGAATAAGCGTTTTTATTTTGCATGAAAGGAGGTAATCAGATGCCAGCAATCAATTGGACAGAGTGGTCAGAAGGCGTCATTGAGCAGTTCCACGGTCATGTGTGGTTCTATCGTGATCTGTATGAGGGCAAACATGCTGATCTATTTCCGAGGGCGAAGAACCTAATCGACAAGGGCGAGATCACCGATCAGATCATGCACGGTCGGCACTATGCGCAAAACGTACAGACACCGTATATCATTGCGAATATCTCGAAACTGATACCGGAGATTCCGGCTATGCTTGTGTCACGGTCGATTGCCAAAATCTCGTCCTCAATCCACTCTGACAGCGAGCAAAACGATGCGGCGAACAAAGAGACGGACGAGCAACTAGAAGCGCCACACGATGCTGAGAACAGTCAAATTGATGATCTGCAGCAAGAATTAATTCAGCAGATCGAAAAGAACAGCGGCTTGCAGATGGAGCATTGGTCAAACATTGTACAGCAACAGGTTGATGGTGGACTGGTCGGCGTTGTGTGGAATGACGAGCGCGGGCTGAGAATCGAAACCAAGCAGCGTGATGTCTATTTCCCTCACGAGGATGGGCTAGGCGCTGACCTCGCTTATCAGCGAAAGATCGGCGAGGACTTTTATCTTCATATCTACCGTGAACGTGTTGAAGATGGCGGGCTTCTTGCAACAAACATGCTCTACAAGATCGACGAGTTGAGCGCGCACGACGAAAAGAAATCCGCCGGCGGATTTGATGCGAGTGGCATTGGTAACTATTCGCAAGCCATATCCGGACAGCTTGAGCCAGTGGACGATGAAACAGCAATGGAACTTCTTGAGATGGACGAGTTGGAGACCTTCTATCCGGGTCGCAACCGTCCATTTATTGTGTATTGGCCGAACGACAAGACGTTCATGCATCCGCTGGGCGTCAGCTGCCTGAAAGGTCAGGAAGGGAAGCAGGATGAGATCAACTGGTCGCTGACACGGAATGCGATTGTGTATGAGCGCAACGGAAAACCGAGGCTGGCCGTCTCCAAGGAAATCATGCAGGCGCTACAAGATAAGGCATTTGATCGCTACGGTGATGAAAGCAAGATTGATCACCGTGACTTGGAAATAACCACCTTCGATGAAAATGGCAAGGCACTTGAAGTTGTTCAGATTGACATTACGAAGATCGGCGACGTTGCTTGGGTAAAAGACCTCGAGCGGCAGATGTTGGCTGAGACACAGACCTCTGAAAAAGCCTTGGACTTGTTTTCTGAGACCACACAAGCACAGTCAGGCATTGCCAAGTATTATGACTTGTTCGTTTCCCTGTGCAAAGCTGAGCGGCTGAGAAATGAATATGTTTATTTCTTGAAGCAGCTGTTTGAAAACTGTCTGTGGCTTGCCAATCAGGACGATTCGGCGGTGCAAATTGAACAGCCGGAAGTTGCGACCAAAGAGATGTTCCCGATCACGAAGAGCGAACTAATCACGCAAGGCGTTGCGGCACACACTGGCGGCGGATCGTCACTTGAAACACTTGTGCGAACGATTAATCCGGATTCTTCGGAAGATTGGATTAATCAGGAAGTACAACGTATTGAAGCTGAGAAACAGAGTGACGATAGCACATCACTTAGCCAAGGCAGAGCGAACCTCAGTAACTACATGGATAACCGAGATGAGGATGGGAAGCCGATTGAGGGGGATGAAGAATAATGTCTCCTGACAAGCTGATTGATTACTTCTCATTCGTCGTTCAAGATATCCTTTCTCAAGTCAGTTCAGTCGATGATTTGCAGAACGACGCGAATGCGCTTGAGCTGATTAATTCTATTCTCAAGACACTGGACAGGCTGAAAGCTACGGTTGCTGATGTCATTCCGGAGCAGATTCTAAAGGAGTATTTTGGCGGTGTAGATGAGGGAACGAAGTTGCTTATCGCAGCGGGGCTTGAGATAAAAAAAGCATCCGCACTGACGAAAGACGGCAAGGTGCGGAAAGAATTCCAGTCACAAATGCATCTTGAAGCCGTGCAGAACATTGTCGAAGACACGATGATGGACCTGAATGCGGCGATTCGAACAGCTCAGCGGAGTGCAAAAGCGAGCATTGACGGTGCTCTGAAAGCTGTGAATAAAGATATTGCAAATGGCTTAATCGTAGGCGATCCGCGCAAGGTTATACAAGCACGGGTCGCTAAATCGTTCGCGGAGAATGGACTGACATCGTTCATCACGAGCGATGATAAGCGGTTACCGTTAGACTTCTATTCTCAGGCCGTGGTGCGGACGAAGATGCGGACAGCGAACACGACCGGGGCGGTTAATCGGTACCTTGAAAACGATGTGAAACTGGTAAAGGTTGACGAACACAGTCCTACATGCCATGTGTGTGCGCCGTATGCAGGGAAGGTGGTGAGTTTGAATGGTGATATAGAGGGATTCCCTTCAGGAACTGGGATACTGCCCCCTTATCACCCAAACTAGCTGCCGTCATACTGTATCGCCGTATTTAGTTGAGTTTCATTCAGACAGCGAGATTCAATCCGAGCTGAACGCATGGAAAGGTTTCGAGCCAGACAAAGACGTTCGCTCCGCTTCTCAGATAAAGGCATACGAGAAAGAGCAAGAGATTCGCAGAGTTGCGAATCAAGAGAAAAAGCAGTTTGCTAGGTGGCAGATGGTGCTGGGCAAGGACGCACCCAAGACAATAGGCGGATTTAGACGAATGAAGCGGCAGAATACTGTGAAGTTCCAAGAATTGCAGAGTGAATACCGCAGCATCATGCAGGGGATATCCCGGAAAGGATAGTGATCTGCACTTATCTCGTTCTGAGCACGGACGTTAAACAGGCTTATTAATTTTGTCTTTTTCCCATGACTGCAGACGTAAAAGAACAATCATGAGAATGGTGCCTGCAACCTAGAGCAGAGGAGGATTTACATGTTCACAAGATTAAAACTATGGATCTCGCTGATCGTTGCTTTGCTACTTCAAAAGAGGGTGCCTGCTTCCCATAAAGCAGAGAAACTGCCGCACAAGCTGAATCTCCAGTTCTTTGCTAGCGAGGACGGAGACGACGATGAAGGCGGCGATGATGACGATCAGGATGATCAAGACGGTGACAACGAAGATGATGAGGACGAGGAACAAACACTTGAGCAGATGATCAAGGACGATCCGAAACTCAAAAAGCAGTTCAATCAGCTATTTAAGAACAAGTTCGACAAGCGTTTGAAGGGCGTCGATCTGAAAAAAGCCAAGGAATTATTGGCGAAAGAGCAGCAGAAGCAGGACGTCAATAAGGATGAAGGCAGTGACGAGGACGATGCGAAAACAGCTAAGCTGCAGCTGAAATTGGATCGCAAAGCGAAACGGTTGTCTGTTAAAGAGTATGCCGCTGATCATGGCCAGAATCCAAAACTAGTCGCTCGCCTTGTTGATCTCGACAAGTTGGAACTGAATGAAGGTGGCGAAGTAGATCCGGATGATCTCGAAGAAGCGTTTGACGCGCTGGAAGACGAGTTCCCGGATCTTTTTGCTGCAGATGATGGCGGTGACGATGAAGACGAGGATGAAGACGAAGAGCGGACAAGTAAGAAAAAACGGCGTTCAGCCTATCGCCCGGGTTCTCGTCAGCGCGGCAACAAGAAACCGAAGCATGATCCATATGAATCGGGCAAGGCACGCGCTCTTGCTCGACACAAGAAGGAGGAATAATCCATGAACTTACAACCACGTTTTGACACGATTTATGGTCAAAAAGAATTTATGCGGAACACGCAAGGCATGGAAGTGAAGACAGGCGGGGCGACACTGTCGGCTACGGATTTTACCGCAGGAGCCTATGTGGAAGCCGGTACCGCTGTTTATAAGGGTGAGGATGGTTTGTATCATCCGTTTGATACTGAAACAGCAGCAACGGTGGCGGGCGCAGGACTGACGATGCATGACGTTAAGATCTATGCCGGTCAAAACCCAATCGTTGGTATCTTGGCAGCTGGTCACCCATTGGAATCCAAATGCACCGGTGTGACTGCAAACTTCAAGACTGCGGCAGCTGGCCGCATCGTATTCGATATTTAATTTGAACCAATAGGAGGAACGAGAAATGCCATTACATCTTGATGAGTTTCGAGAAGCAGAATTCACTGGGTACGTGGAAAACGTACCACCGGCAAGAGTTTATCTACTGAGACGCTTCTTACCGCAGAGAACAACAAGCGACATTGACTTTACTTACAACGTCATTACAGGGAAATACGCACAGGCTGCGTCAATCACTGGATTCAGTGCATCGGCACCGCTCCGCGATACGAAGGAGCTGCAGAAAGCTTACGGTTCTGTAGCCAAGATTCAGCACATGTTCCGTTTGGACGAACGACAGATTTTGAAGTTCAACGCACCGCGTAACGATGAAGAAAAGCGGCAGGCGATAGATTATGTTTATCAGAACACAGATGATCTGATCGCAGGTGTGGACGATGTGGAAGAGTTCTTACGTGCTCAGGCGCTTTATAAGGGAGTTCTGCAGTACGACGACACAGACAATGATATTCATATCCATGTCGATTTTGAAGTTCCGGAAGAAAACAAGCTGTCTTCGACTACACCTTGGAGCGAAGTGCAGGAGGCGTCACCGTTGGATGACATTACGGCTGCGGTTAATCAATTCAAAAGCGAGAACCAGCGCAAAAAGCCAGTCGTGATGCACCTAACCAGTGCAACTGAAGCACTGCTGCTCAAAAATGATCAGATAAAATATCAAGTTTATGGGAATCCAACTGATAAACGATTGCTAACCAAGCAAGACCTTGCGAATGTGTTCTCTTCGCTCGGTCTACCGCCTTATGAGATCAACGACGATGTTCTGAACCTCTACGGAACCGGTGATGTAGCATTGCTCGAAGATAACAAATTCGTACTTCTTGGCGAAGATCTTGGATTCACCATGATCGGGCCTACGGCAGAAAAGAACTTCCAGTCCGGCAAGTTCGTGAAGCCGAAGATTGAGGATGATCCACCGCAGGAATCTGTTCGTGTTGGTGAAACGGCTTTCCCGGCACTGCAGAAACCGCAGGCTATTGTTACGATGGGTGTTTGATCTTAATCATAAATAAGAGGAGTGATTCGATTGCCACTTTATTTTGCTAAAGGCTATCTTGTCGATCATGGCAAGATTGTTAAACCAGATGAAACACTGACATTAGAAAAAGCACAGGCGGACAAGCTCGGGGATAAGGTCAAGGCGGCTACAGTCGATGATCTGTCGAGGCTGAAACTCACCGATCTGCAGGCAATCGCAAAGGACGGCAGCGTTGCTTACTCAGGCTTGAGCAAAGATCAGCTGGTTGCAAAGCTGACAGGTACTGAAGCATCCGCCGAAGAAGAGCGAGCATCGGAGCAGCCAGCAGACACCGCTACACCTAAAGCCTGATTAGAAAGCAGGTGATCGCATGGATTTTAATTCCGTGGACCAGTATTTAAACAAGATGCACTTTGCTGATCTGTATAAGGCGCTGGATCCTGATGGTCAGCAGTCAATCTTCTTTGAAGCTACTGAACTACTGAAAGATAAGTTTAGAGAATCGCTTCTAACTGATCGCATTGTCTCCCTACAGGTGAATTACATGCTTGAGGGCGAGAGTGAGGAATATGCCAAGCTACGCCGGCATGGAGTAACTGCAGCGTCTGCTAAGGATGTCTCTGTGACGTTTGAAGGACGCGGCGGCGAGACTACTAGTTATGATCCGATCTGCCCAGATGTGCAGCGGCTGATTGGCGGACGCAAGGCAAGAGTGGGTGAGCTAATATGAGACCACCAATGCCAAAGCTAGCTGATGGTGTTCTGACACTCAAACAGCCACAGGTGGACGAAAACGGCGAGCCGATGACTGATGATTACGGAAATCCATTAACAGTGGATCGTCCTATCAAACAGGCTCGAATTCGACAGTCTACGAAGTTCATTCAGGCACGAGACGGACAGCAACATAAATGTGTATTGGAGATCGATTTTCCGACGGAGATAGCGATATCAGAGGGCGACAGCGCCGAATACCATCCAACGGGTGCCGCACTTCAAAAGGGGAAGATCATCTCAATCAACGAGACTTTGAATCTCGCGGGTAACCATGTCTATTTCAGGACCGCTTATGTCGAATAAAAATGAATTGTTTCATATCGAGTGGGATGGACTCGAAGAACTCAAAGAACTGTTTGATCAAATGGATGAGAACTTTCAACGGATTCTTATTGAAGAGTTCACTGACTATGGTTCCTTAGTCGAAGAAGGTGCTAAAGCCTTAGCTCCTAAAGATGCAGGTGATCTTGTTGATAGCATTAATGCGACAAAGGCTGAGATACATGGTCACACTGTTGAAGTGAGTGTCGGTTCAAATTCGAAGTATGCTGTGCGACGGCATGAAGAACCATATCGCAAGGGTCATTTTCCGAAATACGATAATGGCTCTAAGTTTGATAATTACTATATTAATGGTCGTGGAAAACGAACTCGAAGTAAGCATCGATGGAAGGGGCAGCCCACTGGTCGAAAGTATCTGCAGAATGCCATCAATGCGACTGAGTCGGATTACAAGAAAATGCTAGAACGAATTTTGAAACGTACTCTGGGAGGCGATAAGCTGTGATCCAGAGTTTTTTTATGCAACAAAGTAAGCTGATTTTGCCTGATTTAAAATGGACGATTGACAACTACACAGCGAATGACAACACAGGCACTGTGTACTCGGAAGGTAGTGGTGATCCCGACTTATACGATGCTGATATACATCAGCCGGAATACATGGTCTATATCCGATCGTCCGAATTTGCTTATGCAGAGTTTGCGGCTCGTCAGGTGTTCAACCGATTCCACAAGATGCATGATCAGCAAGTAACGATCAGCAAGACAATTAAAGGCGCCACCATAACAACAAATTACTATGTTTATTTGATACAAGCGCTCAGCGAACCACTCCGAATCGGTGTCGACGAATCAGGCATCATGGAGTGGTCCATTAATTTCAGAGCGACTTTAAGGGAGGTTTAAAAGAATGGCAGGAGAAGATAATATCGTTAAAATTCCCTATGGCCCTTGTACGGTTACTGTGGGCGAAGGGGAAGACATCGTGAAGTTTGACGGGTCAGAAAATCTTCAGGCTGATGGCGGAGAAGTTCAACTGCAACCGCAATGGACGGACATCACAGTTATTGACTTTGGTTCGTCACCAATCGACCGCAAACTGACAGGGTATCAAGGCCATGTGACCATTGTTGCTGCTCAGGAAGATATGAAAATACTAGATTTGGCGCTTGCGGCAAGCGAGCAGATCACCGCAACTGAGGGCGGCGCTTTGGTAGGATTGACCGATTCAAAAATAGGGACTTCGCTACGTTCTAAGGGCAAAAAAATTGTGATCCATCCACGTAACTTGGCAGCTGATGACAAATCTATGGACATTGTAGTCTATAAAGCAGCGTCGGACGGAGATTTCACAAAGCAATGGAATCAGGGACAGACAAACCGTTCAATTACGCTTAATATCATGCCGCGTGATGGATTTGATCCAACGAAGGATGGCAACTACTTCTACATTGGACCAACTGATCCAAATGCTGAGCCTTGATTTTTAAGGACTCTTTTGAGTCCTTTTATTTTATTATCATGGAGGAAAACTCATGGCCACAACCATTCAATTAAAAATTAAAGATGAATCAGGCAACATCAAAGTCGAAAATCATGAAATAGAGGAAATCGTGCTCGACCAGTATATTGGAATGATGAAAGTGCTGAACGATGCATTAAAAACAGTCAACGGAGATCAAGGCTTAGCACAACTCCTTGATTTTTTTAACTCGAAAGCTGATGAAGAAAGCGCACAACAGCGAGACATTCGCTTTGCTTATGCAGTTGTTGGCTCGTTTGATGCCTTGGCTGTTCGATTGCCGGAACACGCGGTGCAGCTTGTGAGTGTCCTAAGCGGAATTTCTCTTGATGCACTGAAATCGCAAAAACTTGGTGTTATTTTCGATATTTACGACGCAATCATCACCGAAAACGACATTGAAAAGTTGATGTCTCGAGCAAAAAAGTCTTTGGCGCTGACCAAGACAAGAGTCAAGATCAAGGGACTGATCAACAAGCTGGCTCCAGCGCCGAAAGAAGAGACAGAGGAACAGACACAAGCCTAAAAGAAACCATCGTATTTCGATTAGCTCCACTACTTGGCGGACGCACAGAGGTGCTCCAAACACCAATGGTGGAGCTTTTAAGTTATGTGGAACTGCAGAACGAAAAAGACAAAGCTAGCGCCCATGAGAAAGATAGTGAGCGCTATTTAGCGTTCCTTTCAGCATTTTATGCTTCCGGGAACGTGGATTCAAAAGAACGAGAAGAATTCCGTCAATCGCTTCTTCCACGTTCTCTTAAAGATCAGCCAATTGAGAAAAGAGAATGGAATTTTGAACTTTTAAAACGGCTGAAGTTGCGGCAGAAAGGAGGTTAATTGTATGGCATTAGTTAGTGAACTCCAAGCGAGGTTTACTGCCTCGGCGGCTCAGATGCAAACCACAATTCATGCGCTAAGAAAAGAAGTTGAGGATTTAGGTGCGACAACTGAAAAAACAAATAGTCGCGCTGGCAACTCAACTGGTAAGCAAGTGAGCGCGTGGGAACGGCTGAGTTCTAAGTTAACCGATGTCCAAAAGCGTTATGGTGCCGTCCAGGACGCGGGCGGAAAGATGGCAAAGGTGTTTGGGATTGCGACTGCCGCCATTGGTAGTGGACTGGTTTACGCTACTAAAACTGCTATGGATTTCGACGCGAAGATGTCGAAAGTAGGCGCCATGGCCGGATCTAATCGACAAGAGTTTGGCAAGTTGCGCGAATCGGCGATAAAACTGGGTGCGTCAACCTCTCTATCAGCTTCTCAAGCTGCCGAAGCCATGAGCGAGATGGCAAAGAATGGTTTTAATGCCAACCAAATCATTGCGGCAATGCCTGGTGTTATTTCTGCGGCTGAAGCTAGTGGGGAAGATCTTGCTCTTGTTTCGGACACGGTTTCCACGGCAATTAATGCATTCGGATTATCAGCAAAAGATGCCTCACATATTGCGGATGTTCTGACGATGGCTGCAAACGACAGTGCTGCAGGCATTCAGGATATGACCTACACCTTTAAGTATGCAGCAGCGCCAGCGCACGCCCTCGGATATAGTATGGAAGAATTGTCTGCCGCTACCATGGTCATGGCTAACTCTGGTATTCGTGGAGAACAGGCAGGAACATCTCTGCGTGCTGCGCTCTTGCGTATGGTTGATCCGCCGAAGGATGCATCGAAAGAATTGAAAAAACTCGGTGTAACAATAACAGATAGCCATGGTAAGATGCGTCCATTTGCTACAATCATGGGCGATCTTAGCAAGAAAACAGACGGCATGAGCAAGGCACAAAAAACGGCTGCTTTGTCTACGATCTTCGGAACCGAAGCAGTTTCGGGCATGTTACCCGTAGTTGAAGCCGGATCGAAAAAATTAAACGCTATGACGAAAGAGCTCAAGGATTCCGATGGGGCATCCGCTAAGGCTGCCAAGCAGATGAAAAATAATCTCAAAGGATCTGTCGATCAACTACAAGGAGCTGTTGAATCTGCCGCAATTACTGTTGGTGAAAACCTTACCCCAACCATTCAGGACATGACTAAAAAGGTTCAAGCTGCAGTTGAGTGGTACAACAACCTGTCGCCTGAAATGCAACAATTTATTGTTAAAGCGGCGGCAACAACTACTGCAGTGCTTGCCGTCGGTACCGGTCTCGGAGCCATGACGTGGGCGATTGGGGGGCTAGTTAAAAATACTGCCGGGGCAATACAAGCGGGTAGTAAATTCATTAATTACCTCCGAGATCTCAATAAGGCAGCCGGAGTTGCAGGAGCAGCCGGAGGATTGGCACAGACCGCTTCAAAAGCAGGTGGGCTCGCCGGTGCTCTTCCACTGCTTACCAATCCGATTGGGTTGACAATTACAGCTCTCGCCGCGCTCGGCATCGGTGCCGGCGTCGTATGGCATCAAATGAACAAGATAGAAAGCACTTCTACAGCTGCGGCTGATGCTATTGGAGAGCAACGTGCGGAACTAGATCCAATTATTAAAAAGTATGATGACCTGCAGGCACAATCTAAGCTGACCTCAGACGAATTCGGAAAATTTATCGATATTCAAGCGCGATTGAAGAAAGAGACGAGCGAGAAAGAGATTGCCAAACTCAAAGATGAAGCTGATCAGCTTCAAAAAAAGTCTGGGTTGTCCAACAAGCAACTATCCGAAATGCTTGATTTGAACGGTAAATTAATTGAGAAGGTACCAGGTGCTACAGACAAAATAACTGACCAAGGCAATCGAATTGCAGAGAGTACGGACAAGGCAAAGAAATACAACGCTGCTTTACTTGAACAACAGTTGCGAGAATTAGAGATTGCTCGTAACAATGCTTTAGGGAATGAAGAAAAATATAAAAAAAGGATAAAAGATTTACAAGATCAACTCAATGTAGGGTTGGGGACGGAAAGAGGGCTTCAAAAGTTAAATGAAGAAGCGATTGCAAACGGTTGGAAAGCAACTATAAAGAAATACGAAGCGCAACGCGATAATGTTCACGCTTCGGAATCTGAACGAGCAGTTGCAACCTATAATCTAAGTTTATTGAGAAACCACGGTGAGTTGCTAAATACTAACTTGGGTAAACAGCAGAAAATAAATGACAAAACACAAGAAAAGTTGGACAAAGATAAGCAGCAGCTTAACCGTGCGGATCAGTTGAATGCGAAGATCGCAAGCGTTTTGCTTAAATCTGTTGGAATTAATGACCAAGGACGTAAGGGAATATCAATTCTTGCGGGGCAAGTTGAAAAGGAAAAAAATAAACTTTCTGAGATCAATAAGGCATACGCTTCTGGGAAGTTGAACACTGCCGAGTACAATAAACAGAAGTCGGCAACTCAAGGGGTAATTGACAAACTTATCGGTGTTGGAAATAAGATTAAAGGTGCCACTAACGGTGCTTACGATCTTAACAAAGAATTGCGGAAAGACATTAAGAAGGATATCAATACCAAGACACATAAGGACAATAATTATTATGACCTTGATGACACAATTAAGAAGCTTGTAAACACGAAAACGAACAAAGACGGGAATTATCACGACTTACCTAAAGGTGTCCGAAAGAACGTTAACGCCAAAACTAATAAGGACGCTAATTATTTTGACCTTGGCAAAACGATTTCAAAAATCATCAACGTCAAGACATGGTTTTCAAAACATGCTGCTGGCGTTAAAGATCTTCCGCGCGATGAAGTTGCCCTTGTTGGCGAGGCCGGACGCGAGTTTGTTAATGATAAGAGGATTGGCACCTATCTGGTCGATAAACCGTCCATTGTGCCTCTTTCCGCTGGATCATCTGTACTTAAGAACAGTGAAACTGAACGGCTAGGAAAGTTGTTAGGTTTACCGGGATTTGCGACCGGTGTGGGCAATGGTTTTAGTGGTGTGAAAGAAATTATGAATCACTTACAAGACCGAATCAGCAATTTAAGTCTCCCATCAATTAATCCTATTCGGCAGCTTACGTTACCATCAGAATTTTCAACGCCAACGATTGTCAATCGATCAAGTTCTAAGTCGGACAATTCTCGGGTAGTCAATGTAAACCTCAATATTAAAAATTACAATGATGAGACTGGGAAAGGGCCGAAACAATTATCACGGGAACTTGGCCTTTATATCAAGGAAGAGGTGGGATTCAAATGACCTCTTATTTTGAGTTTAAAGGTGAAAAATCTATTGATTACGGACTGACGATTAAAAATGAATTCACTTCAGCGGCGCCAGAACGAGATGTTGAATTTGTTCATGTTCCTGGTAAAAGTGGTGATTTGATTATCGATCACAACAGCTATAAGAATTACGATCAACCCTATGATTGCAACGTTGAGACTACCAGCAATGAGTCACTTGATGAATTGGGAAGCAGGATAAAGGGATGGCTGCAATCATCTTCAAAATATGGGAAGTTGGTTAACAGTTGGAATCCTGACTATTTCCGTTGGGCAAGCTGCGTTAATGCTTTAGACATTGCGCAAGTCATTCACCAATTTGGCAGCTTTCGTCCGATCTTTAATTGCAAGCCATTCCGATATAGCCTAATTGGTGACCAAATCCAAACGATTACGGCGCCCAAAACAATTACCAATCCCGAAAAGTGGACATCTTTGCCGTATATGAAAATTTTCGGATCAGGGGACATTACGCTACACATAAATGATCAGGAAATTATCCTAACTGGAATTAGTGATTACATCGAGATCGATTCAGAACTTCAAAGTGCTTTTAAAGGAACAACTACACAGAACACTCATTACCGGTCAGCCTTCTGGCCGATTTTAAATGCTGGTGGAAATCAGTTCAGTTGGACTGGCTCTGTGGATCATATCGAACTGAAACCGAGGTGGAATAAGCTATGACCCCAATTCTATATGACAAAAATGAAACTCAATTTAATCATATGGGTATTGGTGCTCTGGCTGATATCATCTCGCCGCACGTAGTCGAGGAGCGAAACGGAAAAATCATTCTTGAATTCGCTTATCCGGCTGATGGGCCGTTATTTGATTCGATTGAAAAAGAATGCATCGTAAAGGCAAAAATGAACGATGATGCTAACATGGAGCCGCAGTTGTTCCGGATCCACTATGTTGGGAAAGCAATCAATAAACGAGTCTTATACAAAGCGCAGCATATTCGTTATGATCTGAACTACAATCCCATCAGTAAAGTTACTGTGACCAACGGAACGGCTCAGCAAGCCTTAAACGCTATTCTGTCAAACTGTCTTTTTCCACATCGTTTTGAATCCGTGAGCGATGATACAACGGTCTCCAGTACGACACTCGATCATTGTTCTGCAGGTGCTGCTCTGGCCGGAATTGAAGGAAGTGTGCTTGATCGCTGGCGCGGTGAATTTACCTTTGACAATTATCTGATTCGGTTTGTGCAAAACAGAGGCACTGATACCGGAATTATTGTCGGGTATGGGAAAAACCTGATTGATTTTAACCAGGAAGATGTCATTGATGAAACATACACGAGCATCTATCCCTATGCGACGATCCAAGTTGACGACGGAAGCGGTGGAACGACTGACCAGGTCATTGAATTACCCGAAAAAAAGGTAGAGAGTCAATATGTAGAAAATTTTGCTTATGGACGTTGTCTGCCTGTTGATCTTACCGGTGACGATGTGACGGATGAAGCATCGCTTCGAACAAAAGTGCAGCAATATATCGTCAATAATGAGATAGGTAAACCAAAAGTTAATCTAACAATCAATTTCATTGATCTTTGGAAAACAGAAGATTATAAAGATATTGCGCCATTGGAACATGTGAATTTATGCGATATTGTCACGGTAAGATTCTTGCAATATGGAGTAGATGTAAAGGCGAAGGTCATTGCAACTGATTATGATGTGCTCGATGAAAAATATATCAGCATCGATCTTGGTGATCCAATCAGCTACGGACTATCACAGAGTATCAACACCATACAATCCAACATCGCTGACGTATCCGCAACCGCGAACCAAGCGGCGAAGGTATCCGGCTATGCACTCACACAGGCGAACGGTAAGAACAAGACCTATTTTTCCGCGGTTGAGCCGACTGGAAACCTAATCAGCGGCGATATGTGGTTTGAAATTGTTAACGGACAATTTACAAAGATGCATCGATACAACGGCATCAGTTGGGATTTAATCAAGTCAGCCGATGCCAACGATGCCCTGAACAAAGCCATCGACGCACTTACCGCAGCAAATGGCAAAAACACTGTCTACCACCAAGCGGCGCAGCCCATAGCGGCGAATAATCAAGACATATGGTTCCGTGACAACGCTGATGGCACTGTAACGATTTTTGTCTATCAAGATGGTCAGTGGACGAATCCGATTCAAGACGGCGTCAAAGCCGCACAGGATCAAGCAGATGCTGCAGTAGCCACAGCAGATGCAGCGAGCACACAGGCTATTAGTGCAGCAAGCGATGCATCGAATGCCGTCAACACAGCAAATGGTGCAAATAGTGCGGCTATTGCGGCTCAACAGACGGCAGGAGATGCGGCTAGTCAGGCATCGACAGCGTGGGACAACGCACAGGCGGCAATGGCAGATGCCCTCAATGCAATCAACACGGCTAACGATGCATCAGACACTGCACAGTCGGCACAAACGGACGCAAACACAGCGATTAATCAGGCGACAAGTGCTGCACAGGATGCGCAGGATGCACTGGACGGCGTAAGCAGTCTAAGTGGACAGGTAGATACCATGCAGTCCGACATCGCAGGTAAAGCCGATGCGACATGGGTTAATGGACAGCTTGTCACTAAAGCTGATAAGTCAACCACGTACACCAAAACGGAGACAGATAACGCCCTGTCTGGCAAGGTCAGCACAACTACTTACAATACGGATCAGAGTGGTGTCGTCCAGCGTTTTGAAAATAATGAGTCTGCGATTGATCAAAATGCAGAGGACATCCAGACAAAGGTGTCAAGCACAACTTACAACGCCGATAAGGATACCCTGACTCAAAACATCGCTTCTGTCGATCAAAAAGCAGACGGAATTAGAACAGACGTTAATAGCCTTACTCAAACCATATCTGATCAAGGCGATACTATTACCAGTCAGGGCACCAGCATCAATCAGTTATCTGACAGCATCACGCTTAAAGCTGATAAGACAACGGTGGATATGCTGTCTGGTCGTGTAAACTCGAACACGGCGCAACTTGACGTACAGGCGAACCAGATTGCCGGTAAGGTGTCACAGACTGATTATAACGCCGATAAGGATACGCTCAACCAATCCATATCCGCAGTGGACATCAAAGCAGACGGCATCCGCACAGACGTGACCAGCCTGTCGCAGACGGTAGGTAATCAAGGCACGACGATCAGCAGTCAGGGGTCGCAGATTAACCAGTTGTCCGATGAGATAAGCACTAAGGTTAGCCAGATGGAGTTTGATAATCTTCAGGTTGGTGGAAGAAACCTAGCACTTGGTACAAAAGACATAACTTCTCCTGTTGTGATGAAAAATGCGCATCTTACAAGTGACACCTATCAAGGTCTTAAAATCGCAGAAGGCATTGGTGATTGGAGTGGTATTGCCTATCCAGCCAGCGATTTAGTTAGTCGTGGAGTTATCCAAATCGGTAAAGAGTACACTATATCTGTATGGGCGAAAATTACAAGTAGTGCTACTAAACCTATTCAATTTTGGTGTGATAGTATTGCTTACGATCAACGTGGTTTTGTAGCAAATATTAATGGTGAATGGACTAGGTTTTCTAAGACTTTTACTGTTAGGGATCTAGATACGGTTGGAACCATTAGGCTAGAAGCATATGGAGGAATAAATAGCACTGATAAAGTTCGGATGTGTGGATTAAAAATTGAAGAAGGCAACAAAGCAACTTCATGGTCTCCAGCACCCGAAGACAAAGCAGATCAATCCGCACTCGACGGCTTGTCCGGCACAGTAACGACACAAGGCACAGCTATCAACCAACTGTCCGACAGCATAACGCTTAAAGCTGATAAGACAACAGTTGATACCCTGTCTGGAAAAGTCGATCAGCAGGGCACGCAGATTAGCGCTAATACTAGCGCTATCGCCCTCAAAGCAAGCCAGTCAAGTGTGGACACACTCACCGGTCGAGTCTCCACCGCAGAAGCAACTATGACCACGCAGGCGAATCAGATCGCCGCACGAATCACGGAGCAAGATGCGGATAGCCGGTATGCCACACAGACGGCGTTGACAGCTACGAGCAATAGTTTGACGAGTAATATTAGTGCGGTGCAGACAAATTTGGACAATTTACAGATTGGTGGAAGGAATCAATTTTTAAATTCCGCTGAACTGTATCTTACGCCACAAGGATCAAGTTATTCTCAATCATGGATTCAACTTTCAAGTGTTTTTGTTGAGGAAACTGTTGCTTTAGAATATACGATGCAGTTCAATGTGCAGAGAAATCAGATAGACGCTATACCATTTAATTCCATTGTTATTGGACGACGAACTGATGGAGTAGGTGATGCTTGGGGTGTCCGTATCGGAGAAGACTCTTCTGAATGGGAGAAAACAGATTTAGGAAATGGCTTATGGAAATACAAAATAGTATTTACTTATGATAGACCACTTTGGGCAACTACTAATAATGGTCAGTTTGGATTTATTGCCGAGGGTCCGGCACAGGGTGGTGTATTTAAAAATATGTCTCTGAGACAAGGTAACAAAGTTTCTGATGATTGGTCACCCGCACCAGAAGATATGGCAACTGCTGTCCAGTTTACGTCTCTATCCCAAACCCTGTCAGGCTTTCAAACGACCGTCCACCAGGACTATGCGACAAAGTCACTCGTCACGCAGACGGCAACGACTCTGCAATCGAGTATTGATAGCAAAGTAGGAACAGACACCTATAACAGCAAGATCAGTCAGTTGTCCAACGACATCAATCTGCGCGTCAGCAAAAACGATGTAGTCAATCAGATCAATGTCAGCACAGAATCAATCTTAATTGCCGGCAACAAGGTGCATATCACCGGACAGACGACGATAGACAATGCGGTGATCACGCACGCCATGATCGCCAGCGTCGACCTGGGCAAAGCGACAGTCGGAGAGTTAAACGGCAATTATATCAAAGCAAAGTCTGTTACGTTTGACAAAATGGACGTTGCCAATTTAGCAGCCATTTCTGCGAATTTAGGAAGTGTGACGGCTGGATCAATTACCGGTGTAACGCTAAACATGGGCAACGGTAATTTCTTGGTTGATCCTTCAGGAAACTTAACGACGCAAAATACAACGATGCGATCAAAATTTGTTAATGGCGATCAAGTTGTACTCGGGTTAGTTGGTAACGAAAGCCCGTTCCGAATTAACGCATCAACTGGAGAATATATCACCCTGAATTCTTCCTCATTCCAAATTTGGGACGAAACTGGTCAAAATGCGATCACGATTGCGGACAATGAAAATCTTCGAGGAATTGACATCAAAGCTGATGGAAATGGGTATTACACCAGTTTAACTGCAGGAAGGCTCTATACAAGTGGATCCGTACGCGCTGATGAATATGTACAAGTTGGTGCATTTGCGGCTCACTTATTGGCAAATACGTCGTCACTGCAAATCTTCGATGTGAACAGTTACGCTGGAATCGTAATCGCTGACAATGCCGACATGCGAGGCATAAATATACAAAGAGATTCCAGTTTCTCCACGGTAAGAGAATCATATATTGAGACCTCCGGTGATGTCATCGCCCATTCGAATATGCTTATTGGATCAGAAACGGCCGATCGTACGATTATCAATGCTTCATCATTCCAATTATGGGACGGTGATTCAGGCGAGAACGGCGTTCTGCTTGCTGACAACGCAACGATCAGAGGTCTCTACGTCAAACGCGGTGATGCTTACTCGCTGCTTAAAGAGAATCGCATCGAAACTTCAGGGCAAATGGTTGCGGGTGACAGTATCTATGGTGGTTATGCCATTGCATCTTCAGGTGGGTATGGATCAGGTCTCTACTTAGGCCACGGTACAAGTGATCCCATCATCGCGAGATTAACAGCTGGTTATGATCAAGCAGGGCTTGGTGGGAAGAACAATATTGCAATTGAAACCTGGTATGGGTTCAGTATTCAAAATCTTTATAACGGCGGAATTGTGGGTCAATATGGTACTGCTTTTTCGGTAGATGCACGCCAAGGGACCATGTGGGTGGCTGGTGATGCATGGGCAAACCATTGGAATACGAATTCACTTGCTGAACTTAAACAGGATATTGAAGAATTGCAAGAAGGCCAAGCACTTGCAGCGGTTAACGCCGTGGATATTCGGGCGTATCGGTACAAGAAGGAAGCAGAAAAGGGGATAACAAAACTCAGCTACGGTCCCATTATTGGGGATGGATACAGTACGCCAGAACAAATGTTGAGTACTGACGGTCGAGGAACAGACGACCACAGTGCTCTTTATCTTGCAATTAAATCCATCCAAGAATTAACAGCTATACATCAACAAGACATTTTAAAAATCGCAGAACTAGAATCTCGAATCTCACTACTCGAAGGAGCTGCAGCATAATGGAAATCAAAATCGAAAATCAGAAACTTGCACCGGCTATTAATCTTTTATACTCACTATCACTTAAAGGTCAGCAGTCACGGCATAGGACGCATTTTATCAAGCTCCTGCAAGCGAAGCTGGAAATTTTCCTTGAAGACGAAAAGGACATGAGAAAGGAGGAATGTGAACTAGATGAGAATGGTGAGCCAAAGACACATATGGTAAATGGACAAGAATTGCTCGATGTGAAGGATATAGAACATTTTCAGAAGGCACGAAAGGAATTGTACGAAGAAGAACGCGTCATTGATGGCGGCGATAATCAGGTAATGCTGCAGACAGTGAAGAAAGTGCTGTTTGATTGTGAGAGAGAATTCAGTGGGCAGGAAGCTGATATATACGATTATCTATGTAATGCATTTGAGAAAGCTGAGCAGAAGAAAGAGAGCACCAAATAAGGTGCTTTTTTAATACAAAATTTTAGGAGGAATCACTCATGAACTATCAATTTACAGGAATTAATGCACAATACGACGCGCAACGTAATATCACGGGTTTCTTGCTGCAGTTTAACGGTCGCAATGACAGCACAGGCGAATATCTCAACGGCAGCGTGAAGATCACGATGGAACAGTTTACGGCTGCAGGTGGCAACGTGGAGCAGATTAATGCGCTGATCGCTCCGGCTGTACAGTCATTGGCAGGGGCGACACAAAACTAACAGGGCGGTGAGGACGTGCAACACAATACAGATACATTATGGACAGCATTACTCGGCGGCGCCTATTCGGCAGCCGCTTTTTTGTTGGGCGGATTAGATAATCTCATCATTGCTTTTGGCGTTATGATGGGCACTGACTACATCAGCGGGGTCATGGCAGCGTACTACATGCGCACGGTCTCGTCCTACGTGGCATATCGCGGCCTAATGAAAAAGTCCGGAATGATTATGGCCGTGGTCGTGGCGCACATGCTTGACATGGCGTCCGGATCCGGAACGTTTATGCGCAATGCAATGCTCATGTTTCTTATTGGCACGGAAGGAATCAGTTTTACGGAGAACCTGGGGCATATGGGCGTACCTTTGCCCCAGAAGATTTCCGAGGCGTTTACGCAGCTTCGGGGAGAAAATAAGAAGGGAGAGAAGAAACAGTGAAGAAAATCAGATATGTGATCACGCTGGTGCTGACCGTAGCACTGGCGTTTTCTTTTTGCCAGCCAATCCAAGCGGAGACAGGAAGAATTGATTTTATCGATGTGAGCCACCATCAGTCGGAATCAGGGTTGCCTTTATCGGTGTATCAAACAGCAAAAGCAGGCGGAATTGATGGAGTGGCTATCAAAGTCTCGGAGGGAACCACCGTCCGTGACAAAGCAGCTGCAGTTAATATCGCTAATGCTCGCGCGGCTGGACTGCGTGTATCAGCTTACCATTTCGGAAGGCTAACAAGTATCAGCGAAGCACAGGCAGAGGCGCGTTGGTTTGACAAAAATCTTCAGGCGGATGGATTCGACAAGAATAAGGATGGATATGTTGTGTTGGACCTCGAAGCAACAAACCTGTCAAAGAGCAAATCAACTTTGACCAGCTATGCCAATTCATTTATCGCAGAGCTGCACAGGCTTGGATACGATCGGACGGACATCTATACCGGAAAATCGTATTACGAGGACCGATTAGACGCGAGTAAATTGAACAACTCGCAACCGTGGCTCGCACGATACGCATCCGATGGCAAGACAGTCCTAGACCCCGGCAACAACCGCGGTGCACACCAATGGAGCAGCTCACGGCGTCCGTTTGCTGGTTATGGACCAATTGATGTCAACATTGACTATGCCGGTAAGTATACGGGCGCTGTGTCTAGCAAAGTCGGCAAGATTGGTCCGGTCAGTCTCGTAAACTATCTTTCGTCAAAAAAAATCGACAAAAGCTTTACTAATCGTGCAAAACTTGCGGTTACTTATGGCATTGTGACCAAGACAAGCGACTATCACGGTACCGCTGCACAAAATATTGCACTGCTGGCAAATATCAAAGCTGGGAAAAAGGTCAGCAAGAAGGCTCAAGATGCAGTTAAAAAACCTGCCGCAAAGTCGTCCGTGAAGACAACTATTCTCAAGCTCGGTAGCCGTGGATCAGCTGTAAAGACGATGCAACAGAAACTGGCATCCGTTCATTTCTATCCGCAGAAATCGGCAAAAAACCACGGTGTCGATGGCGTTTACGGTCCACGGACCAAGAATGCGGTTCAGAGGTTCCAGCTGGTTCACGGACTTAATGCGGATGGCATCTACGGACCGAAAACAGCATCCGCTCTTTCTACGGCCGTGACTAAGAAACCGGCAGCCAAAAAGGCTTCAAGCCGATCATATACGGTTCGGCACGGAGATACGCTTTGGGAAATCGCGAAGGCGAAGAAAACAACTGTGAAGGCTCTCAAAAGCAAGAACAAGCTGCACTCGGATGTCATTTATCCTGGTCAGAAAATCAAATATTGAAAGGGTGGTTATTGTGCAGGATTTAGGCGTACAAGCATTAACTGCAGTTTTATCCATACTGGTGGCAGGGGTTGGCGTTTTAATCTCAGCGTTTGTACCAAAGATTAAAGATGCAGTTGACGAACACCTCGGCACAGCGCAGGCAAACATCGCAAACAAAGTTATTGATGGACTGGGTTCCATTGCTCAAACGGTCGTTGCTGACTTTAATCAGCGAGTTGTTGCGGATGCCAAGGCTAAAGGAATTTTCACAGCAGAACTCGCTGCGAGTGTCAAAGAGGATGCGGTTAAAGCCGTGATTGCACAGGCACCAGAATTGATTGAACTTGGTAAATCAGCCATTGGTGACGTTGAAGCGCTGATTCCACAGCTGATTGAACAGGCTGTGCTTAAGGCGAAATAACATAAATTTTTACCGCCCGGGTGACCGGGTGTACATAACAAAAATGTTTAACTGTTAATTATAACATAAGTTATTGATTTGAAATCGAAAATATCAATTAGGCTCCTTATAAATTAGAAAAGGTATAGGTGTTGTTAAGGAAATATTATATTTGTTATAATGCATTTATCCACATTATCCACACAATCCACAGGTTGACGGAGGAAAATATGAATTATATATATTGTGATGAGAGTTGTCATCTGCCTAATGACAGTAGCGAAGTCATGGTGCTAGGGGCGATTTCTTGTCCTCACGATAAAAAGAAAGAAATATTCAATAAAATAAGGTCAATAAAGTCTAGGCATAACGTTGGTAAGTCAGAAATAAAGTGGACAAAAATATCGGCGCCAAAGTTTGATTTATATAAAGAATTATTGGACTATTTTTTTGAAGAAAAGGATCTACGATTTAGGGCGATAGTTGCTACAAACAAATCGGAGTTAGATCATGACCAATTTAACGATGGAGACCCTAACCTTTGGTACTATAAAATGTATTACTTTCTACTAAGTAGATTTTGTTTGCCAAATGAGGAATATAGAATATTTATAGACGTAAAAGATACTAACGGCGGCCCAAGAGTGAGAAAGTTACGTGAAGTCCTTTGCAACAATAAATTTGATTTTAAACGAGAAACAATAAAAGACATTTCTCAAGTTGATTCTCGGAGTTCGGACTTACTACAGATTACCGATTTACTAATCGGTGCACTGGGATACTATCATAGAGGGCTTTATCAAAAAAGTAAAACCACTAAAACAGAATTCGTAAATAGTTTAATTGATTTTATTGGTGGAAAAATAAACGGGACTTATCCTGATGAATATAAATTCAATGTATTTATTTGGCATCCACGGAGAGGTAATTAAATATGGAAAACTCGTTGCCACAACCCATTGATATAGTTGATAGCAATAATGATAGATTATTTGAACGAGCCTATGATATCTTTATTTCTGAAATGCTTGACAGAAGTAATCGGCCAACTTTATTTGGTAAATTTATATTTATTGATGAACGTTTAACGGTTAAGAATAAAGAAGCTTCTTTTTGGCACGTAGCTAGCATAGGCTCAGATGATACAAAATACGATATGTTTCCTTGTGAAAATCATATTGCGGAGAAGTATTGTGTATTTCAATGTCAATATAATGATGAGCAAAATTATTTAAAGTCGGAAAATAGTATTCCTTGCATTTTTAGAGCTCATAAAGTTAATTGGATCAGGATAATTATTGAATTAGCAAATAATAATAGGCGTAATGTGCATTTAAGAATTTGGAAAAGATGGGTGAAAACTCGAAGAGGAAGAGAAAAAAGACTATTTATAAGATACGTTGATAGGCCAACTGATTATGTATTAATATTTAGCATAGTTTATAATCATGACAAAACAGATATAGCAATGTATAAATTTATTACAGCTTATCCAGTAGTTCTAAAAAGTTTTAAATTTGAATTCAATAAGGACTATGAACAATATGGACATAAATAA